AGTATTACTCCAGAAACACCAAAAGTGCCCGATTTTAAGGTTTCAACAGTGTATTATCAGGTTGAAAACGGTCATGACCGTGATGGATTGGGTTCAGAAGAGAATTATTTCTGGAAAACAGCAAAAGAACGCAACGAAGAGGACAAAAAAGAGGAAAGAAAACCGTTTGATTCAATAACAGGTAATGTCGAAATCAATATTGAACCAGAATTAGGATGAAACACGTAAAAAACGCTCATATGGGCACACATTTACTCGTTGAAGTGTATAATGTGCCCTTTGATAAGTTAAATGATGCTCAAAAAATTGAAGAAACGTGTGATAGTGCCTGTAAAACTGAAAATTTACAGGTTTTAAACACTTATACGCATCAATTTGATCCATACGGAGTGACTTGCACTGTTACATTAGGTGAAAGTCACCTTTCTTGTCACACCTGGCCAGAAAAAGGGTGTGTTGCCTTCGATATTTTTACTTGTGGGGGTAAAAATCCACGTTCAGTGGCATGGTGGTTACTTAAATACTTCGATAGTGATGATTATGTAATGAAAGATTATGCAAGATAGGGTATAAATAAATCTAAAAGCATTTATAATGTCGATAACTCGTAAATCAAGAGCATTTAAGGATATTAGTCTTTCGTTTTCACCACATCCAGTGACGAAAGACCTTCCTGTGCTTACTGATGAACGAGCAATCACAAGATCAGTGAGAAATTTAGTCGAAACTATACGTTCAGAGAGGTTTTTCAACTCTCTGATTGGTACAAGTATACGTGATTCTTTATTTGACAACTTTGATCGAACAACTGTTATGATAATTGAGGATGAAGTGCGTCAAGTTTTAGCAAACTTTGAACCAAGAGTTACTAATGTTGGTGTAAAAGTTAGTGCAAATCCTGATGATAACTTTATTTCTGTAACTGTGTTCTTTGAAATTATTGGATTACAACTTCCGACTCAATCGTTTACCTTTATATTAGAACCAACGAGATAATATGCCCTTTACACAGTTTACAAGTTTAGACTTTGATCAAATCAAAGTACAAATTAAAGATTTTTTACGATCAAACTCTAATTTTAGTGATTTTGATTTTGAAGGGTCTAATTTTTCTGTTATTATCGATGCCTTAGCTTATAATACATACATCAACTCATTTAATGCAAACTTAGTTGCAAATGAGTCATATTTAGATTCCGCAACTATAAGAGAGAATGTTATATCTTTAGCAAGAAATATAGGTTATGTACCCCGTTCAAAAACCGCTGCAACAGCATCCATTCGTATTAGTGATGTAAATGTTGGTGCAACAAATGATAGCACTACAAAATTCTTAAGACTACGTGAGGGTCTTGTATGTGTAGGTAGTTCAGAAAATACAACATATCGTTTTTCACTTCCAGAAAATGTAACTTCAACGAGAGTAGTTGATATCGGTGGGACTTCTTTTGCACAATTTGATGACCCAATTACAATTTATGAAGGAACTTTTCTTCAAAGAGTTTATCGAGTCGATACATCACAAGATCAAAGGTTTATAATTGATAGTCCTAATATTGATAGTTCAACAATAAGAGTATATGTGTCAGGTCCATTAGATACTAGTATTGGTAGAAAGTATAGTATGGTGGATAATATATTAAATATCGACAAAAATTCAGAAATATTCCTATCACAAGAAGTTCAAGATCAGAAATATGAAATATTATTTGGTGATGGATTGTTTGGTCGAAAATTAGAAAATCAATCTATTATTACCGCACAATATATTGTGACTGATGGTGAAACTGGCAACGGTGCATCAAACTTTAGTTTTCAAGGAACATTTACAAAAAGTGATGGAACAATATTTACACCCTCTGACAGCATTACTGTAAGCACTGTTTCAAACGCTTCTAATGGTGCTGAAGTTGAAGATGTGTCTTCTATTAAGTACTTTGCTCCAAGACTTTACTCAGCACAATATAGAGCAGTTACACCAAGAGATTATGAAGCAATTATATCAACAATATTTCCTCAAACAGAGTCTGTTGCTGTAATAGGTGGAGAGGAATTAGATCCACCACAATTTGGTAAAGTTCAGATTAGTATCAAACCTAAAAATGGTACTTTTGTATCTGATTTTGATAAATCTCAAATTAAAAACAAATTAAAGAATTACTCTATCGCTGGTATAAATTCTGAAATAGTTGACTTGAAGATACTATATGTGGAAGTAGAATCAACCATATATTATAATACATCACAAATTGCTTCGCCAGCAAATTTAAGAAGTTTAGTTATAGCAGGACTGACTGAATATTCTCAAAATGTTGAGTTGAATAAGTTTGGTGGTAGATTTAAATATAGTAAAGTAGGGACTCTTATTGATCGTCTCGATAATGGAATTACATCAAACATTACAAAGGTTATTATAAGAAGAGATTTGAAGGCACTATTAAATCAATTTGCACAATATGAACTTTGTTTTGGTAATAAATTTTATATCAATCCAGCTGGTTACAACATAAAAAGCACAGGATTTACCATTAATGGTTTTAATGATACTGCATATATTACTGATGTGCCAAATAAAAACTCCGCTGGTAACTTGGATGGAAGTAATATGGGAACACTCAGTGTGGTAACTAAAAATAATAAAGGTGAGCAGAGAGTTATAGTTAAAGATGCAGGGATTGTAGATTACAAAAAAGGAGAAGTAATTTTAAACACAATCAATATAACCTCAACTGTAAATCAAAATAACATAATTGAAGTTCAAGCATTTCCAGAATCAAACGATGTTGTAGGATTGAAAGACTTATATCTTAATTTTGACGTATCGAAAAGCACAATAAATACTATTAAGGATGTAATTGCTTCAGGTGAAGATGTTTCAGGTGTGGTATTTACAAGAGATTACTATACATCAAGTTACTCTAATGGAGATTTAGAGAGGAAATAATTTATGTCACAAATTGACAAAAGAATACAAGTCAATACGATTATTCAAAATCAGTTACCTGAGTTTGTGGTATCTGATTTTCCTAATGCTACAGAGTTTTTAAAGCAATATTATATCTCTCAAGAGTTTCAAGGTGGAACAACTGACTTAATAAGTAATTTTGATCAATATTTAAAAGTAGATAATTTAGTTCCTGAAGTAATAGTTGGTGTCACTACAATTTTATCAGGAATATCAACTTCTGACACTACTATTACAGTTCCTAGCACTAAAGGTTTTCCATCTGAATATGGATTACTTAAGATAGATGATGAAATAATTTCTTATACTGGAATAACCTCTACAACATTCACAGGATGTATTCGTGGTTTTAGTGGTATTACAGGATATAACGTTGGTATTTCTTCTTCCCTACTTGATATTAATAGGGAAAGTTTAAAATTTGAAGATACATCAGCAGCATCACATGTAACAGGTTCATCTTTAACAAATCTATCTGTATTATTTCTTCAAGAGTTCTTTAGAAAGTTTAAGAAAACTTTTTTGCCTGGTTTAGAAAACAATGATTTTGCAGATGATTTAGATGCAGGTAATTTTGCAAAGTTTGCTCGTTCATTTTATCAATCAAAAGGTATTGAAGAATCCGTAAGGATATTATTTAAAGTATTATATGGTGTTGAAGCAAGGGTTCTCGACTTAGAAGGAAATCTTATAAAACCGTCTGATGCCGAATTTATAAGGAGAGAAGTAGTTGTAGCGGACTTAATTACACCAAACGGAGAACCACAGAACTTAACTGGACAAACTATATTTAAATCAACTGACACTTCTACAAACGCTTCTGTTTCTGAAGTTGAAATTATAAAAAGAGATGGAAAAAACTATTTTAAAATCGCTTTATTTGTTGGATTTAGTGACCGTGATCTAATTGAAGGTGTATTTACTGTACCAGGCAATACCAAAGTTTTAGATGCAGTTCCCACTGATGCCACAATAATTAATGTTGATTCTACAGTTGGTTTTGGTACTACTGGAACTATTATTAGTGGTCAAAATTCTGCTATAAATTATACTTCAAAATCAATTAATCAATTTTTTGGATGTAGTGGGATTGGAGTAGGTATAGGCACTGCAGATGACATTAGAGCAAATGAAACAATTTTTGGTTATGAAAATGGTGATTTATCAAAAAGAATTGATTTAAGGATTACTGGTGTATTATCTGAGTTAGTTCCAATTACTGATATCAGTCTTATTAATGAGGGAGAGAATTTCTTTGTTAAAAATATTGGTGAGAAGATTGAAAATGATAATGAAAATTACAAACAAATATTTGCTAATTCTTGGATTTATAATACTAGTTCTAGATTTCAAGTTGACATACCAGTTGGAGGATCAACTTTTACACTAAGGACTCCTATTGATAAATCTTCACTTAAGATAGGAGATAGATTTGATATATTAAAAAGAAACGAACAAGTTATTGCAGGTAGTGGTACTGTAGCTAGTATTAACGTTGGACTGAATCAGATTACAGTATCTAATATTGCTGGATTTGCACAAGACGTAAATCAATTATATGATATTCGTAGAAAAGTTGAAAAGGTTACTAGTTCAGGAGTTAACATTTCCAAAGGAAACGATGCCATAATCGCTGACACTTTAAGTGTATATACTGATAATAATGAGGATGGTTACGTTGCATCTAACTCTTTACCAAGTTATGATATTACTACTAATATAATCGAAGAGACTCTTACAGGAGGAACTGCTGCAGGTTTAGATGGATTTAATCCATTAAATGATAGGTATAGTTTTATTAATTTTAATATTAGTAGAAATTTAAAATTCATTCAGGGTGATGCTGTTACTTACTTACCAGAAGGTGATGGACTTGTTGGATTAGATACTGGAAGAACATACTTTGTAGATCCTGTACTACCTGAACCAGGACAAGACATTACAAAAATAAGAATATTTAATTCTTTAGCACAAATTGGTTCTGCAAGCACAGTTCAGGTTGGACCAACAACTTCTACTACTGATGTACATAGATTTGTATTAGAGAAGCATAAAAGTAGAACATTAGATGCAGATAAGATATTAAGAAAAATACCTTTATCTCAAAACCTATTTGTAAGTTCAAATCAGGATGTGCCTACAAATGATATTGGTATATTAATTAATGGTGTACAAGTACGTTCACCTATTTCGGATAATCAAATTTATTTTGGTCCTCTTGAATCTATTGATTTATTAAATTCTGGAAGTGGATATGATGTTCTTAATCCACCAATAGTGGGTATTGAGACAAGTAGTGGTATTGGTGCAGCAGTTGAACCAATAATTCAAGGTACAGTCAAAGAAGTTTTTGTTGATCCACAAGAATTTGATATTGATGCAATTCAAAGTATCTCATTAACTGGTGGTAACGGTAGTGGGTGTGTACTACAACCAATATTAGGAACTAGAAATAGAGAACTATTCTTTGATAGTAGAGATGTATTCTTTAATGGTGGTGTTGACATAGTAAATGAAACTATAACCTTTAAAACTGCTCATAATTTAGATGATGGACAACTTGTTTACTATGGATCAAATGGTAATGACCCAATTGGTATCGGAACTGCTTATGATTTATTAAATCAAGTCTCAGGTACATTATCTGATGGTTCACCATACTTTGTTAGATCTGTTAATTCATCTACAGTTAGAATATTCAATACTCGAAATGACGCATTATTTGGAACTGCTGGTATAAACACTGTTGGTTTATCAACAGATACATCAGCGAGTGGTATTCATAAATTTAGAACAGAAAGTAAAAATACATTAGTAGCAGTTAAGGTATTAGAGGAAGGTTCGGGATATACACATCGTAAATTAAGAGTTAAACCTGCAGGTATATCAACATCATTAAACGTTGTTACATTTAAGAATCATGGTTTTGAAAGTGGTGAGATTGTTGAATATTCTGCAGAAACAACATCAATACAAGGTTTAACTACAACTTCTTCATACTTTATTAAAAAATTAACTAATGATACATTTCAACTAGCTGATGCTGGTATAGGAGGAACCTCTACAGTAGATTATAACAGAGGAAAATATGTTAATTTCACTTCATCAGGTGAAGGATTCCAGATATTTAATTATCCTCAGATAAAAGTAAATGTTGATGTATCTTATGGTTCAACAATTACAGGTGATATAACAATTACTCCAGTTGTTACAGGTGAACTGATAGGTGGTTATCTATATGAAGAGGGAACAAATTATGGTTCAACCACACTTGACAAGGAAGTCGTACCTAAAGTTTCTATTGAAAATGGAAAATTCGCTGAGTTTAAACCAATTATTGTAAATGGTAGAATTACTGATGTTGCAGTTGTTAATAGAGGAAGAGAATACAATTCAAGTCCAGAGATTAGAGTAATATCAACAGGTTCAGGAGCTGGTGCTGTTGTTCGTCCAGTTATAGAGAATGGACAAGTAATTGATGCTATAGTAACAAACACTGGTATTGGATATAGTAGTGTTTCTACAGAAGTTAGAGCGTTTTCAAGAGGTGCTAATGGAAGTTATATTGCAAGAGTAAGAAGTTTAACTTTAAATAACACTCATAGATTTGGTGATTCTTTCCTATCTGAAAAAGAAAATTCTTTAAAATTAAGTATTTTAGGTTATTCTCAGGAGATAGCAAATAATTTTGAAAATACATTCAGTGTAAATTCTAACGGTGAATTCAATCAGATTACTGGTCACTCTCCAATTGTAGGATGGGCATATGATGGTAATCCAATATATGGACCTTTTGGATACTCAGATCCTGCTAATATAAACTCTGATTTAAAAATAATAACACCATCTTATATTACTGATATTAACAGAGTAAAAAATCGTCCATCAGGTTATGCTGCAGGATTTTTCGTAGAGGATCACGTATATAATGGAACAGGTGATTTAGATATTCATAATGGAAGATTTGGTAAAACACCAGAATTTCCTAATGGTGTCTACGCATATTTCTCAACTGTTGGTTTAGGAACAGGTACAAACAAATTAGAAGGAGTATATCCATATTTTATTGGTAATACATATCGCTCACCATTTATTGTAGAGAATCAGATATTAAATCAGGAATTTGATTTTAACAATTCAGGTCTGAGAAGAAATACGTTACCATATAACGTAGATGAAAAATTCGCTGGTAATGATTTTGTTACTGAATCTTATGAACAGATAAGACAAATCTCAAAAATAGAAGCAGTAACAGAGGGTGGAGTAGATGCGATTACAATATTAAATGGTGGTGATGGATATAAAGTTGGTGATCTAACAGAATTTGATGATACAGGCACTAATGGTTCAGGTTTCCGTGCTGAAGTTGATGAGATAGTTGGTCTTGGAATATCTAGTATTAATACTACACTTACAAGTTTTGAAAATGCAGTATTTGAATGGAAGAGTGGAACCGAAGTTGTAGCAAATTATTTACCATTTTTAGAATTAAATAATCAAGATGCAGTTTCTATATCAGGGTTAAGTAGTTCAATTGTAAATTTAACTAACTCGTTTAATATAGGAATTAAAACTGATAGAATAGGTCTTGCAAAGAGTATGACTATTGGTGCTGCTAATGGTTTGATACAAGACATTTATGTTACAAGAATACCAAATTCAGTCGCTATTGGTGGTTCACTAAGAGTTGGTTCAGGTAATGTCAGTAATGCTAATGACATTGAAACTTTACAGGTATTAAATTTATACCCACTTAGAAAAGTAATCAGAGTTTTAAGACACGTTGGTATTGCACATACTCTTGGTTCAAATATTGATGTTTTAAATAATCAAATTAGTATTCCAGTACAAACAAAGAAATTTGAATCAGAGGTAAATGATGTAATATACTTCAACTCTGCCCAATCTGTCGGTGTTGGAACAACACCTGGTGGAGCAACAAGTGTTGATAGAGTGGTTGGAGAGATAATAGAGAGAACATCTATACCTACTAGAACGATTCATATCCCAAATCATCCATTTAAGACAGGACAAAAACTCACTCTGAATAAAAGAGCAGGTGCAAATCGTTTTGATGTGGGTAGTACACCTTTAGTTACTGAATTTAAACTTCCATTTATAGGTTCAAATTCTACTGAAGTATTTGTTATTGATAAGGGAGAAAATAATATTGGTTTAGTTACCACAAGAGTTGGTATTGGTAGTACAAGTGAGGGATTATTTTTCTACAGTAAAGGAACAATTACAGGTATATCTTCAGGATTATACAATTTACAAACAACAAAAGAACAAGTTACTGGTGATGTTGATAAAATTATCACAACTGTATCAACAAATGTGGCAGCTGCAAACACCACAACTCACAATTTAGTTGAAGGAGACACAATTAAACTTAATGTTGTACCTAATCTAAATGTTGGTCTTGGAAATACAACACCCATATCTGTAAATTATAACGAAGCATTTGAAAAGTTAATTATAAATCCAATTTTATTTAATGCTGCAGATGTTGAAACAAACCAAATAGACTTAGTTGATCACGGATTTGAGACTGGTGATAAAGTATTCTATGATGGTGGAGCAACAGGATTGAGCACAGGCACATATTTTGTCAACAAAGTAAGTAGTAGAAGATTCCAACTCTCTGAGACTATTGAAGATAATAGAGCAAACCCAGTTAGAACCGTAAACATTACTGCAAATACTGGTGGTAGCAACCAATCAATCGGATTGATAAATCCAAGAATTGATGTTGTTAAAAATTCAAAATTAAATTTCGGATTGACAAGTAGCACATTATTGAATTTTGACTTTAAATTATTCTATGATAGACAACTTACAAATGAATATTTGAGTTCACAAGATTCAAGTGCGTTTAACGTTGGAGTCGGTGGAACAATTGGAATAGGAACAAATAACACAGACCCAATAGGTGCTGGACTCACAGTTCAATATTCATCATCTTCACCAGGTAGATTATATTATGGATTGACAAAAGGTGGATTTATAAGCACTGCTGATACTGAGGTTTCTAATTACTCTGAAATAAGATTTATTGATAGCAAGTATAATGGTGAATATAAGATATCTAATGTTACACCAGATACTTTTGATATTTCACCAAAAATACCTGAGTTCTTAAGTTATAGTTCTAATGATTGTGAAAAGTTAGAATATTCTACAAGGTCAACTGCGGTTCACGGTGCTATTAAAAATTTAAATATTATATCACCAGGATTCAATTATAAAAAATTACCTCAATTTAAATCGGTTAAGAGCACAAATGGAACTGATGCTAACATAATTGCATCATCTAGAAATATTGGTAGAATCAAAAAAATAAGAATCGTAGATATCGGATATGAATATTCCTCAGATAAAACCTTAAGTCCAGAAGCATTCATATCACCTGTTGTAAATATTGATAATCTTGATATAATTGATTCAGTTAATATTGTAAGTGGTGGTGCTGATTATATGAGCACACCTAATTTGATAGTATTCAATCCTGTTACTAATACAGTTGTAGATACACTCTCATTACAGGCATTTACACCTAATCAAACAATATCAAAGGTAGATGTATTATCACCAGTTACTGGATTAGATTCAGTTGTCCATAAGATTATCTCAATTAATAACTCTAATGGTGTTGGAATTAATTCACTTCAAATCAGTAATTCGGGAGTTGTAACTTGTTTCCTTGAAACTCCAATTAATGGATTTGATGATCAACCATTTGCAGTTGGGGATCAAGTATATGTTGAAGGTATACAAAGAGTTGGAGAAGCAGGAATAGGTGCTACACAGGGTGGAATATCAACTAACACGAGTGTTGAAGGAACTGGATATAATTCAGATAATTACAACTATCAGTTCTTTAACGTAGATGACTATATTGTTGGAACACAATGTATTTTAAAGTTTAGCACAGCAGGTGTTACAACTAATCCTGGTATTGCTAAAACTTTCCAATCTGGTTATGCTACATTAATTAATAAGAAAAAATATCCCGTCATTGAACCAATTCAATCTAGAGGTGTTTTTGAACTGAAGGAGACTTTAATTGTTGATAGTGTAATAACAGATTTAAAAGTTATTGAAGTCAGAAATGATTACATTAAAATTGATGGTAAATTCAAACTTAAAAAAGGTGATAGAATAAAAGGTGAACTTAGCAATGTATCTGCTGAAATAACAAGCATCATTGATAATCAGGCTAAATTTACTACTGATTTTTCAAATAGACAGGATTATGGATGGTTAGATGATATCGGTAAACTAAATGAAGACTATCAAGTTATACCAGATAATGATTACTACCAAAACTTGTCCTACACAGTTAAGAGTTCAGTTGAATGGGAAAAATTTGTAAATCCAGTTAATCGTTTAGTTCATCCATCAGGACTTAAGAATTTTGCTGATACTGCAATCACATCTAATCTCCAAGTTGGAATTGGAAGTGTTCGTGAATCAAATCAGACTGTTGTTTTAGATGTTGGTAATGTATTAGAACTTAATGATAAACAAAGAGTTGATGCAATTAATAATTTTGATTTTGCAAGAGATTTTGACACTAGAGTTAATGGTTCTAAGTTTTTAACACTTCAAAACAGAACTCTTACTGATTTTACAAGATGTAAAACTAATAGAGTTTTACTACACGATGATATAAGTGAAAACTTCTCAAGTGAAGGATTTGAAAGCACCAATACAATTATTGAACCACTCATTGAAGATTTTGGAAACTATCTTGTACAAATAGTTGATCCTGATAATTTTGATACTCAATTTACAGAATTAGTTACTTTAACAACTGAAAGTAATGCATTTATACTAGAAAAATCCACTGACTTCACAACAGTAAAATTAGGTGATTTTGATACTGAAATATTAGCGACTGGAACTAAAAATTTATTATTTACACCCACAGAGAAATTTACTAAAGACCACGATATTAAAGTTCTTAAAATTGATTTTAATACGGACTTAACAGGAATTGGTACAAATGGAATAGGAAGTGTTGATTTAACTGGAGTAAATGCAGGTATTGGAAGCACATCAGTTGGATTTACGACTACTACATTTGCACAGTTCCCTAAAACTGATTTCAATTCATTATATGCAACTATCTTTGTTCAGGACAGTGTAACTAAAGAAATTAATTATAATGAAGTCATTGTTGATTTTGATGGTGTTGATACAACAATTGCTGAGACATATATTGATACTAAAACTGAATTAAGTAATAGTGTGGTTGGAGTAATCACTGCAAGATTTGAAAATGATTTTATAAAATTACAATGTGAAAATGATAGAGTTAATACACTTGACCTTAGAGCAAACATTGTAGGACTCGGAACAACAACCACAGGAATTGGAACTTATAGATTCTCAGTAGCTGGTCAACCAGAGGGTGCAGAGAGAAGTGCTAGATTAGAATCTGGATATGTTACTGGAACTGCAAGTACAATTACATACGCTACTCTTAACAAATTAGTTGACAGCACTGTTAAGTCGTTAGTTAGAGTTTCTTGTGGTGAAACTTCAGCAGTACATCAAGTCATATCAGTTCGTGATGTAGACGATATTCTGACAGTTCAATATCCATTCGTATCTGCAGGGTCAACCACTGGTATCGGTACATTTGGTGGTGAAATAAGTGGTGATGATATTAATTTAAGATTCTACCCTGATGCAGAGTTTGATTCTTTAATTGAAGTTCAATCATACAATCAGATATTATATACAGTAAGTGACTTTGACAACACTCCACCAGATTTAACTTATGGCACAGTTAATCAGCAAATATTGTTGACAACCTATGATGGTGCTGCTGGTCTAAGAGCTAACAAAAAAGACTTTGTATTAAAACATAAAGAGGTTCCAATTTATGCTAAGACATTTAATCCAGTTGGAACAATCAGCACTACGACAAGTACAATAAACATTAATAGTCATTTCTTTAATGATAATGAAGAACTAACATATACTCCAGATTCAACATTTATCGGAGTTGCAGGAACAGCAATTTCCATAGGTTCTACAGCAAATGTCGCTGGTGTAGTAACCACTTTATTACCAAGCACTGTCTATGCAAAAGTTATTGATGAAAATCAATTCCAATTATTTACAAGACCTGAGTATGTTTCATCTGGCAATCCAGTAACATTTACAGGAATTGGTGGTGGTAATGCACATAAGTTGTCTATGAGAAAACAACTTACTAAAACTATTATTGGTTTGGATGGTGTTGTTCAGCAACCTATTTCTTTCACTTCAATAACACATAACTTAGGAATTTTTGATGGATTTACACATAATAATGGTATTGGTATTGGATTATCTCAATTTGTATTAAGTGGAATTGGATCTGTTGCACCAAGAGATTTTCTAAAAATTGATGATGAGTATGTTAAAGTTACTGAAGTTGGATTCTCAAGCACACCCACAGGAGTTATAAACGATTCGACTGACGTATCACTTGGAATTGCAACTCTACCAGTCGTTAAAGTTGATAGAGGTCAGTTGGGTATCGCAGCAACTTCACACGCAGTAAACGCAACTGCAAGAGTACATAGAGGAGCATTTAATATAGTTGATAGTACAGTATTTTTCTCAGATCCACCAAAAGGTAATAATAGATCAAGAAGAGATGAAACTAACTTACCTTTTGTAAGAGCAAACTTTAGTGGTAGAACATTCTTAAGAAGTGATTATACAACTAATATGTTGTTTGATGATATATCAGATAACTTTACTGGGATTGGTAAAACATATTCATTAACTGTAGGTGGTGCTAATACTTCTTCAGGTATTGGCGTAGGAAATGGAGTTCTGTTCATCAATGGCGTATTCCAAACTCCTAAAACTGTCAACAATACTGGAAGTAACTATGAATTTATTTCAGACACGACTGCTGGTATATCAACTGTACAGTTTAGTGGTATCACATCTACAAATGGTGATTTCATCGTATCAGAATTTGATATAAATCAAAACCAAGTTCCTAGAGGTGGACTAATAGTTTCACTAGGTTCAACACCAGGTACAGGATATGCACCATTACAAGGAGCAAAGGTTAAAGCATTTAAAGATGCAAACGGTGGAATAACAAGTGTTGTTGGTATAGCAACATCTTCTGGTTTCAATCTTGGTATTCAAACCGCAGCTTACGATAACATTACTGGTATTATTACAGTTACAACAGATAAGGTTCATGGATTTGCACTTGAGAGACCTAATACAGTCAAATTAAAGAATCTAGAATTTAGTTGTGTTGGATATAGTGGAGTTACCACTACAATATTCCAAGATCACGAAAGACCCTTATTCTTAGTAGGTATTGTATCTGATAGAACATTTGAAGTTCAAGCAGGACCAAGCACAATATATCACACATATGTTGGTGGTGGACAAGCATTTGAATTCTTTGAGGATCTTACATTTGGTTCAGGATACCGTGGTGGTTCTGTTGCAATTGGTGTTACAGACCAATCATATGAACACAGATTTGTAAGTGCTGGTATTAATTCGATTCGTAAGGGTAATTTTGCTGCAACAGGTGCTAATGCATTTACTGCAACTAACGCAGTATATACATCATTCTCAGGTAAACTTGTATTAACAATTCCTAATCATGGTTTATCTACAAGCGATACAGTTGGTATTGATACTGGTGGATTAGTATTTAAGTGTTCAAAAGATAACTTCTTCTCTGATCATCCATATCCTCGTGCAGTATCTAAGACAAGTTTCCCTAATTCAGATCCTATCGCTGGTATTCAAACTGCAATCGTAGCAACTACAAACAACACAATTACTTTAAATGTAGGTGCTGGTGGTGGCGGTGGAACAGGTGCGGAAGTATCTGCAATAGTCGGTGCTGGTGGTACATTAGCATTTACAATTACATCAGCTGGTTCTGGATATGTAAATCCTGAAATTATTATACCTGAACCAAATTATGATAATCTACCAGTTATTGGTATATCAAGAGTTGGATTAGGTGCAACTACAGACACAGGTTCAAACTTGTTAGTTGATGTAAAAGTTAGTGCAGCGAAAACAACTGTAGGTATTGGATCTACGACCTTTGAAATATCTGAATTTTCAATTGCAAGACCTGGTCATTCATTTAAAGTTGGCGACAAATTTAAACCTGTTGGATTAGTTACAGCAGCACATTTATCTGAACCAATACAGGAATTTGAATTAGAGGTTACTCAAATATTCCAAGATAAATTCTCATCTTGGCAGTTCGGTGAGATAGACTTTATAGATTCAATAGGTAACTTACAAGATGGTTCAAGAACAAGATTCCCATTATTCTTTAATGGACAACTATTAAGTTTTGAAAAAGACCTTAATAATGCTCGTTCACAATTAATAGATTTGAATGCGGTTCTTCTAATATTCATAAATGGTGTTTTACAAGAACCTGGCTCTTCATATACATTTGAAGGTGGTACTACTTTTGAATTTGAAGAAGCACCAAGAGCAGAAGCAAAGGTTGACATATTCTTCTACAAGGGACAGGACGGAGTTGATGTAGATACTGCAGATATTCAACAAACAGTTAAAATTGGTGATGAGGTTAGATTATTCAAGCATCCTGTTGGATTCTCTACTTCACAAGAGGCAGAAAGAACAATTAAAGAATTATTAGGTGCTAAACTTGTTGAGACTGACATTTATACTGGTGCAGGTATTGATTCAAAAAATAATAAACCAATTAGATGGACTAAACAAAAAGTTGATATTATCTTAGGTGGTAAGAAAATTGATAAATCAAGAGAAATACTTGAACCACAAATTTACCCAACTTCAAAAATTATAGGTGACTTTACATCGACATCTGGAGAAGGTAGCACTAACGGAATATTTGTAGATGATGCAGAAGTATTCTTCTATGAAAAAGGTGATCATCTAAGTGCAAGTAATCCAGACGAAACTGATGGAGACTATAATTTATCTTATAGCACTGTTGATGCTCTTGTGACTTCAGGTGAAATAAATGTTGGTGCATCTGCAACAGCGATTGTATCCTCTGCAGGGACTATCACATCTCTTGATATAACAAACGCAGGTGGTGGATATGCGACTGCTACTATTAAAATTAGTGCTCCATCTGTTATCGGAGTTGGAATCGGTAGTACAGCAACAGCAACAGCAACTATTACTAATGGCAAAGTTACTTCAACATCAATTGTGAATCCTGGTTTAGGATATTCTAATTTAACACCACCACAAGTAATTATTGATTTACCACCATTTAAGACAGAGAAGATTACATCAATAGATAATGTTGAGGGATTTACTGGTATTATTACTGGAATTAAAGAAGTTACTAATAGTGGACAGTCAGCACTCAAATTCTTCTTTAGAGCAGATAAAGCAGCTAATTCATTATTAGTTGGTTATCCAGTGTTTATCAAGGATACAACAGTTGGAACTGGAATTACGTCTGTTGATACACATAATTCATCAATAGTAAGTATAGGGTCAACTTTCTTAGATAATATCTACAAAGTTCACGCAGTAACATCTACAGGTGAAAATGGTGAGATTACTTGTAATATTCAAAACGGTCAAACCACTGGTGTAGGAGCAGGATTAACAGGAAACTTCAATAATAGTAATCCTGGCATCGCTACTCATTTAGGTCGAATCAGTTGGGGTAGGTTATATAATGCATCAAGAAATAGTAGTCCTATTTCGATTGGTGTAACAGGATTGACAGTTAATACTGGATTAACAACGTTCCCAACCATACAAAGAAAGAACTACACTGTAGCGTCTCTGAGGGGTCTAAGATCATCAGGTGCAATCAGAGTGTTTGGACTTTGATTAAATTACCACTATAAATAAAAGGAAAAGAAAAGTTTAGATACAATGTCAGCGATT